GCGACACATTAAGGTTGAAGTCGATTGACCCATCCGTAGCTGTAACCGCAGTAGGTGTAGCTATATTGGTATTAGCCGATGCCCCAATGGGGAAACGCTTCCGCATATCAGGAAGCTTTAAATAAGTTCCAGAAGAGCTGAAGGTAGCTCCATCGGTATCAGTTACTCTCCATCCGGGAAACGCACTAGTTAGAGCACTAACGTCTCCTATGGGGTACACGGACCCGTCAAGCTTGAGCCATCCTGTCATGTTTGTATTGAATGACATGATGACGGAACCGGTAGGAGGCTCAATACTAAGCTGGGACCATGCAGCATTGGTATAGATGGATGCCAGTCCGGTGTCGGTATCGATATGGATATCACCAGAAGCGGGAGAGGTGAAAGACGAAGCGTCTGAAGTCCACTTAATACGCTGAGACGTAACAGCGTCATACCCGTTGAGCTTTATAGACCCCGTGGCAGAGATGTTCGTAGCCTTAAGGGTATTGGAAACTGTGATCTCTCCTACGCCCGACCTGTAAACGGATGCATCAGAGTTATTGTTATTTGTAGCATCGGACCACTCAATAATACCGTCATGCTTAATAGTGAACTTCTTCTTAATAGCAGATCCATTACCAATTGACTTATTGGTGGTAACAATGTCTTGGGTGCTATCCACAGATACAGCAGATGTCTGTAAGAAGTTACGCTTGTCTATAACAAAAAAGGTGTTATCCGGCCTTAAGTAGAGCGCCGCCAGTACGACCATCTCGTCAAGCACTTCGGGAAATACAGGATTAGCGGAAGCGGTGCCTCTTACTATTGAAAAGGCACCGTTGTAATAAGCGACAAAATCAAAGCGGGAGTTAGAACCGCCGCTAAGAGAATCAACATTCAGTCTTGAAGAGTTGACTGGTACAACAGTTCCGTTCAGATTAATAACACCGTCGCCTACTGAAACTGCACCGGAACTGGCTATTACTTTACAACCTGATATGACTCCGTAACGGCTATTTCCAAGTATGACAAAGTCACCCTGATCAGGCTGTGCAGTCTGAAAGTAAGGAGCGTAGGTATTCGCATTTGGAATTATGAATCCGTCACGGATAGTCATATCAATTACCTTCTAAGAGGATCAGACGACAGTGACAGTGATTTGGGCCTCAATCTGACTGGTCACGTTGTCCACGACCTGAATGACCTTGGAACCCGTAGTAGCGTAGATGTGCTTACTGGTAAGAGTACCGTCAGCGTCACTTGAGGGCCGGACAACAGAGCCAGCGGGGGAAACGGCGGTAGTAGAAACTGCCGCACCACTCAGGGCGTAACTAATGGTAGTCGTAGCGCCGCTTCCGCCGATGGCGGTGATGAAGTAAGTCCCGTTGAAAGTAGCATCTACTCCCGATACCGTCACCGGTTGTCCCACAATGAAAGTGTGGTTCGGGACAATCAGAGTGGCAACGGTAGTGGTCTTCACCTTGTTAGTGACGGTGAAAGGACCAACACTACTAACAGTACTATCTCCCCAATTTATGTAGTACGCAGTATTGGGGCTAGTGCTAGTAATGGTGTAGGTGTTATCAACACCGGAAGTTATCGTATCTGGGACGGTAATCTTGCCGTTGCGGGCGTTCATTGAAAGATAATGAACTGTTGCGAGACTCATTTATGGCTCCTTAGTGCCAGATTTTGCCAAGACTCTCAAGTTCATTGGCAATATAAACGGGGACACGGTATTGATTACCGGTTTCGAACGTGTAGCGCTCTCTGCGGCCACCAGCGACGTATGACATATCTTCGATGTTGTCATTCACTCGGATTACTACAGTGGGAACGCCTTGTGTTTGGGTATTTTCCCGAACGGCGTCGACTTCGACCTCAGGAATACCACCCATGAGATCATTCATAACAGTCACTCCACCCTCAAGCTGTTCGTCTCGGGTATCGTTGCTGGGGTTAACACGCTTTTGTGCGGGCACGGTTTATTCTCCTATGAAAGGTTTGAAATTTCTATATGTAAGTATCGCACACAGGGGTGGGTCTTGGCGACCCACCCCCGTATCCGAAAGTGACTCAGTTGAAAAGATCAGGCGTTGGTGCGGATCTTGACAACAGCGGAGTCGGTGACGAGGCCGAAGCCCCAGATGCTGTACCAAGCGAGGGCGTGCTCACGACCAAAGTCCAGAACACCACCGTCACGAAGCTCCACGGGAAGCGAGATGGCATGACCGAAGGCATTGTCACCAAGCATGATGGCTTCGAAATTCTCGGTAGCGTCGTTAGTTCCATCCTTGTAGGTGGTCGGCCAACGCTGATCCCAGCCCGGAGTCGCAACAGCGTCAGGCTCCGAAGTAGAAACCTGTGAGCCAGCCGAACCAGAGAGAGTAGCAGGACCAGTAAGAGTACCTTGGAAGCCGCTGCCGCTGGTAGCGGAATCGTCGCCACGGTATGCAACACCGACACCGCTGTCATACGTTTCATTGATGTAAGAGTTGGATGTCAGCGAACTACCGATCTGAGTGGTCTCAATGAAGACCACGTCATACAGGCGACCGATTTCACCAAGCATGAAGTTACCGGGAGCGGCATACTTCGAAACTTCGATGAACTCAGGAGTGTCACGAAGCTGACGACTCTGCGACGGATGGATGAAACAGACATAAGTCTCACCGAGACGAGGAATGTTCTTGCTGGAAAGCTCAAGAACGGCATCCTTGACGGCGTGAGTGGTGAACTGGAAGCCACCACCTGATAGTGGGTTAGACCCACCGGTCAAACCATCAGCCTGAGTACCCTTGTTGTAGATACCATAGCCGGTGGTGAGATCGGTCGGGGCCTTGTAGCCATAAACTGCTGACGAAGCCGACTGAAGCGTCTCACGGGCCTGCGTGTCCATGTACAGCGCCATGTTGCGGCCCAGTAGACGGGAAGCAGAAGCCATGATGTCATCGAACGAAGCGTTGAGCAAAAGCTCAGACACTGCGATAGCAAAGCCATGCTCGGCAACCGTGATGCGGTACTGCTGAGCAGTGATGCCGAAGGTCTTCATACGGATACCTTCAACCAGCGGACCCGAAGGGATCGGAAGGTTGTTGTAACGCATGAAGTTGACGGTAAGACCCGGCATAACGCCAAGCTCGGTCTTCTTCACAGCAAACTGCTCAAACCGGAGAACCGGCATGGCCTGAAAGAGAATCTCCTTCGACCAAACAGTTTGGATAGCGGGACCCATGAGTGTGGTACCAGACGTATTACCAGCGGCATAACCACCAATAACGTTGTTACCAGCAAACGATGTGTCATAAGCGGTGGGAGCGCCGAAAGCGGCACCGGCCATATTGCCAGCAACACGGTTAGTACCCGTGATGCCTGAACCAGAAGGGATCTGGAAAGCCATTAGAGTGTCCTCCTATTGGACTTGGCTGATTAATAAGGGGTTGTACTTCTACTACTTAGCCTCGGTACTGACGGCCAGCAGCGTTGAGAAGGCTCGCCCGATAGCGCTTATACGTTTCCATGTCCATTGTCCGAATATCATCCGGCGTAATCGATTCGTACGTCTCCATTTGCTCCAATGGCCCTACAGGAGGAGCAGTCGGAGCCGCTCCCCGCATTGACTGCCGCTGAGCAGAGGCCGAAACCTCAAAGTTGCCCATAATGGCGGCAGTACGAGCCTTCATCTCATCGATGAAAGCGTCGATTTCAATTTCTGAGTTCCCCGTGATCAGATCACGGAGTTCAGGAATGATGTACTCGGATTCTTGAACAATGCGTTCTTGGCGATACTGCTCCAGTTCGTTGAACCGGCGCTCACGCTCAAACACTGCTCGGTCCTGCTCGTAGCGATTCTCAAGCTCTGAGAAGCGGCCCGTCCACTCTTCCTCTTTACGCTTGAGGAGGTCTCGGGTTTCCATCTTCTCTTCTTCCTCACGACGAGCACGATCAGCTTCTGCCTGAATTTCCGCAAGGCGTGCAGCTTCCTGCTCCTCACGTTCCTTCTGAATTGACTTAAGCTGTTCGTCCATTGTCTGAATCCGACCGTAAAGCTTGTCCTTCTCTTCACGGCGAACTCGTTCCATATCCTCTTCCGTATAGAAATTGGATGTAGCTACGTTCTGTTCAACATTGTTGGTCATCTGTTGGGTGGTTCCCAAAGGGTTCCCTGACATAGTCTCAGCCTGAACTTCCGTCCAAGTAGACGCCATACGAGGCGCTTCCTTAGCATCTGCTCCGACAATGAAACCGTCATTAGTATCAGTAACGTCCTGCGACATAGTCTTAGTTCCTTAAACAGTGGATTTTACGGTACCTATAGTTATATCACATAAAGTGGCATAACCATGTAAACCTTCACTAACTTTCGAAAGTTTCTCGCTCAGGCGGCTCTTGTTGATACGCCATTTGCATAATCTGCATAGCTAGATTGGGGTCTACACCGGGTGCCATCTGACCGTCTCCCATATCCTGACCGGGGAGCATCAGAGGCTGGCCGTCTGGGGTCATACCAGTGGCCTGAATAATGAACTGAGATGCCTGAGCCTGAATGAGGTTAAGAGCGGCCTGCTCCTTGGTGTCCTCAATCATCTCTTCGTTGATCTCAGCGATCTTTTGTTCAGCGAACATCTCTCCGAGATCCCGCAGAGCGCCACGCTTGGACTCAAGGCCCATAGCCATACGAGCCTGAATCTCATTGATCTTAATGAGGATGTCGACAGGGAGAGGCTCGGGCCAGTGGACAGTGGTCTGGTAGGAAACCGGATCTTCGGGATTGATAACGTCATACTGTCCCATACGCAGCGGAACGGTCGCCACATAGGGGTTGTACTGAAGAGCCTCAGGCTCCTTGAAAACGGCGTGAAGGATGATCAGTTCATTGATGCGCTTGAACAGGCGGCTGTACTGAGACTTCTTCAGTCCATACTTCTGCATAAGCGGCTGATACTGAACAGCCAGAGCGGTACCACTGGTATTAGAGATGGGCTGCATCTGACCGAGTGCCGAGGCAGGAACGCCTGTCATCTCGTGCATAGCCTGCTTGATGAGTTCCATATAGCCCATGATGCCAGCGAAGTTGGTGTCCATCGTAAGGTTCTCAATACGAGCGTCCTTAGTACCGATAGTCCAAACCTTCTTCGGCCCCTTCTCAAGGTTCGATGCCTTGGCACCGATGATCACCGTCACGGGGCTTCCGTGATAGTTGATGATCTCAGAGACCTCAGTGGCCTTCTCATTGAATTCTCGGTTCAGCGAGATGATGTCCGTGATGTCCGCAAGGCCCCACGGTGAAGAAGCCACAGGTATGTTCTGCGTATAGGCGATAGGAATCTCGCCCAACGGGTTGGGACGCTGGTCGATACGCTCGTCATTTATATATTCCTCAATGAAATCTTCAGTCAGGATTTCCGTGTAAGTAAAGACCTGACGAGCACCATCAGATGCAGTACCCCAGAACTTGTACTTCAGCTTGAAACGGATCAGGCGAGTACGGTCATGGGGATGCCACTCTGGGAAACAGAAGGCCGGGTTCAGCGGAAGGATGCGGAACTTGCCGGGACGGAAGCGCCCAGCGGCATCTTGGAAAGGTTCCTCGTAAGCAACCTTGACAAACACATCGCCTGATACGGAGCCATGTTGCCCCATTTCCCACAGAGTGGTCTGCTTGTCGTTGTCGTGCTCCCAAGCCCTCTTGAGAAGGTAGGGGATGATTCCTGAGGTGGCCTCGGGAGAACCGAAGTTAACGCCCTTACCAAAGGTGAAGTTGACCATGTAGTCAGCGAAGGCTTTGACGTAGTTGAACGAAAGCTGCGCTTCACCAAGCTCACGCCGATACGCCCAGTGGTGGCCTAGGTACCTTTATAGCCAAGCCCAGTTACTTGCATAACGGTTGAGTCGGGGTCCATGGACCTCGAATTCTTCGTCAGCAAGTTCAACTAGGCCCAAGGGACTTATCGCTATTGTTAGATCTGATGCCGCCGCTCGGTAAGAGGGAGGATAGAAATTTAGAGACACTGTCCGGTCACCTCCTCTCCTACTACGGCACTATCACGCTGACGCTGTGCCTTCAAATAATTGATAGCCCGCTGTAAAACTTCCACATCATCCTTGAAATAACCGAGACCCGGATTACAAGTATGACATAGGATTCCCCTTACCTTACCATTAGTATGGTCATGGTCGACGTGGGGGCGGGACTCTACGAGAGGAATAAGACAGATAGCACAACGTCCAAGTTGGGAATCATAAAGATTATCCCAGTCTTGAGCCGACATACCGTATTTATTTTTGAGCTTATTATTGCGCTCATAAGACTTTTGCTCAGGAGTCTCTCGCCTAATATTTTGAATCAATAAACGAGTGTGCTTATTTCTACATTTATTAGAACAGTAGAAATCATTCCTAAGGCGTGCGTGGTAAACAAATTCCCCAGCCTCAATGGTCTGCTCACACTTTGGATGAGTACAGTTAACGGCATCTGAAAGGATAAGTACCTTCCTAA